GAATTAGAATTAGTTGGTATTGAATCTATAGAAGATTTAGCCAATGCCGAGATAGAGAAATTGCGTGGGATTGGTGAGCCGTATGTTGAATTACAACGTATTGCAGAACTAACTATGAACGCAAAAAAGCCAAGTCCAAAGAAAGTACATAAACCATTAAATATAGGAATACCAGATGAGCCTATTGACGATATGCCAGAACGTAGCTGACTTTACAGGGTTTGAAAGAGAAACAACGATTATCTCTAACACTAGCCCTACAGCAAGACAGTTATTAGCTTTATGCCAACGTGAGGGCAAACAGTTAATGAGGGCTACTGCATGGCCAATACTATTAAAAGAGCATACGTTTTCTACTGCATCTGGCACACAATCTTATGCTTTACCGACTGACTTTGATAGGTTTGTTGGTGATACTGCATTTAACAGGACTGACCTTGATAAGTTCACAGGGCCATTAACACCACAGCAATATCAGTTAGATAGACATGGATCAGCTAGTGCAGGTATTACACAAAGGTTTAGATTAAAATCAAGTTCTAATGCGTTAAAGTTTGATATTACTCCAACACCTACGGCAACTGAAACTGTAGGATTTGAGTATGTCAGTTCTCATTGGAATCAAAAGACAGATGGTACATCACAAGCAGCTTTTACTGTTGATACTGATACAGGCATATTAGATGAATTATTGATAGAATTAGGTGTTACCTGGCGATTTAAACAGATGCACGGCTTGGATTACGCAGAGGACTTTAGACAATACCAACTAGAGTTAAGACAGGCTGTATCACGTTCTGGTGGCTCACCTATTATTAGCCTGGATGATGCAAGACGATTAAGGGTAAGTCCATATAGCTATAACTTGCCTGATAGTGGCTATGGAAGTGTTTAATGCTACAACCTATACAAACGGCAAACAGATATAGAGTTAAATCTGTATCATTACCTGCACCTATTGGTGGTTTAAACTCAAGAGACAGTTTAGATGCTATGCCACAAACAGATGCTATTGTTATGAGTAATTTCTTTCCAACTGTGGAAAAGATAACAACTAGAGATGGTTTTTCTAGCTTTTGCACAGGCATAGGATCAGGAAACGTAGAAACCCTTGTGGAGCATAATGCAGGGGCTAACAGACAGTTATTAGCTATTGGTTCAGATGGTGTTTTGTACCAGATTGATACTGGTAGTGCTGTTAGTAGAAAGACAGGTCTATCTAATGGTAGATTTCAGACAACAGAATTTAACGGCTTAACCATTTTTGTGAATGGAACAGATACACCTTTTAGTTGGAATGGCAGTTCAGCATCAAACCTTAGTATAACATTATCTGATAGTGCTAGTGCATCGACACTAAAGGGTGTTACCACATATAAAAACCGACTTTATTATTTTACAGGAGTTGACCAAAACTTTTACTATTCAGCCACAGTCGATACCTTCCAAGGTAACTTTACAAAGTTTCCTGTAGGTCTAGTTGGTACATTTGGTGGTAACTTAATACAGATTGGTGTTTTGACTGTCGATGGTGGTGAGGGTCAGGATGATCTACTAACATTAATGATGAGTTCTGGTGAGGTATTGGTTTATTCTGGTACTGATCCTAGTGCATCTAGCTTTGCATTAGTTGGTACATTTAGAGTAGCAGAACCAGTAAATGAAATAAGGGCTATGGCTAAATTAGGTGGTGATTTGATCGTTGCCACAAGAGAAGGTTATTTGCCATTATCACAGGTCTTTAGACAGGATTTAATAGGTAATAGAGCAGCAGCTATAAGTGAAAAGATAAGAGGAACAGTCATTAGCCAGGTTGCTGAAACTGGTACATCTACAGGATGGCAAATCCACGTTTCTGCTGACGGCTCAAAAGTATATTTTAATTATCCAACAGGTGATTCAACAGATACATTTAACCAACATATATTTAATCCCATAACTAGGGCTTGGGCTATATTTCAGAATATACCTGCTCATGTATTTGCTAATTTTGGTGGTGATACTTATTTTGGTACAACAGATGGTAAGGTTTATAAGATTGGTGGCAATGCTGATCTTACAACAGCGATTACGGCTGATATAAGTTTTGCCTATAATTATTTTGGTGATAGAGCATCATTAAAGAGATTTACAAGTATTGCACCTATGCTTGAAGCATTAGGAGATATTAACTTTGACTTTGGTGTATCTGTGGATCAACAAGCACCGACAGGTTTGACTTTATCCTCTAACGTATTTGAGAGTGATTTAGCAACGTGGGATACAGCCGAGTTTGACATAGATTTTTGGGCTGACACAGTTGGAGCAGGAATCGTACAAAAACGTAAAGTCGTAGGAAGATTAGGTAGATCAGCATCTTTGAGAATAAAGGTAGCATCTGCAACACAGAAAATAAGTATTTTATCAAGTAACTTTCAATTTATACCAGGAGGGCCAGTTTAGATGCCTTATAGTAGTGGCACTTTTTCAAGAGTGCATGATTTTACAGATGATCGTGACAATGGTATTAGAATCCAGGCTAGTCGTATGGATGCCGAGATGGATGGTATTGCGACAGGTTTATCTACTGCGTTATTAAAAGATGGTACACAAACAGCCACAGCTAAAATACCATTTGCCGTAGGTTTATCTGTTATTGATAACCAGACTATACTCTTAGGTACTAATTCTGACATAGCTATACAGTATGATGAAACCACAAATGATAGTTTAGAAATATCTGCTAATGTTGAAGGTGCTGCTTTTAATTTGGTGTTAAAATCAGATCAAGGCGATGATAATGCTGACCAACATAAACTAAGTATTGCCGATGGTGGAACACTTACATTAGGTAGTAAGATTAGTGGATCGTTTGTAACCTATCTAACTCATACACCTAATGCGACTGTGGCAAGTAGTACATTAGCCGTTGCAGGTAATCTAACAGTTGGTGGTAACTTAACACTTGGATCAGGTGCAGAATTATCAGAAGCCGAACTGGAAATGCTAGATGGCATTACAGCAGGTACAGTTGCAGCTAGTAAAGCAGTTGTTGTAGATGCTAACAAGGACATTGCTAGTTTTAGAAATGTTACTTTGACAGGTGAACTTGATGCAGCAACAGGAGACTTTTCTGGTGATGTTGACGTAGATGGAACATTAGAAGCCGATGCTATTACAGTTAATGGTACGGCTTTAGCTACAGTCATTGCAGGTACAACAGTTACTACAGCTACAAATGCAAATCATGTAAGTGTGGCTGATAATGAAAGCACTAATGAAGAAAACCTAATTCCATTTATAGAAGATGCTTCTGCAACAGGAAATGTTGGCTTAGAATCAGATGGTGATTTTGCCTACAATCCGAGTACAGGAACAGTTAGTGCAACAGTTTTTAAAGGTAACATTGATGCTGTAGATGGTGACTTTGATGGTACATTAGAAGCTGATGCAATGACCTTAAATGGTACTGCAATTACAGCAACAGCAACTTTAGATACAGGTATATCAAATAACAACGTACCTAAGTTTACAAGTGGTGTAGCCGATGATGACTTTTTAAGAGTAAATGGCACAGTTATAGAAGGTAGATCAGCAAGTGAGGTATTATCAGATATAGGTGCATCTGCTGTTGCAGGTAGTTCAAGCATAGTTACTACTGGTGCATTAAACGCAGGATCAATAACATCTGGATTTGGAACTATTGATACTGGCTCAAGCAATATTACAAGTACTGGTGTAGGTACATTCGGATCATTAGATATATCAGGTGATATTGATGTAGATGGTACAACTAATCTTGACGTAGTAGATATTGATGGTGCAGTAGATATGGCATCTACTCTACAAGTTGATGGTGCGATAACATCAAGTGCTGGTATGACAATTACTACTGCTGATAATACTGCACAGTTAACTTTGACATCTACTGATGCAGATGCAAATGCAGGTCCTAAAATAGCATTGACAAGAGATTCTAGTAGTCCTGCTGATGGAGATTTAACAGGAACAATTGCATTTAACGCAGACGATGATGCAGGTAACTCAGTGGCTTTTGCTGAAATTAAAAGTGTTTTAAGAGATGTTACAAATACTGCTGAAGATGGGGAAATAGAAATAACTGTCCGTAGAGCTGACAGTCTTGTCTCTGGAATAAAAATAGGTCAAACAGAAGCTGTAGTAAATGAAGATTCACAAGATGTAGACTTTCGTGTTGAATCAAATGGCAATACTAATATGTTGTTTGTTGATGCTGGTAATAATACTATAACTATGGGTGACCAAACTGGGTCTGGTGCTAAACTCCATGTAATAAATGACAGTGCTGGTGCGTTTTTAACTACTGCAAATACTACAGCAGTTTTTTCTGGTTCTGCTGATTCTGATAAAGGTGGTTCTATAGGTTTTGACTTTGGAGTACCACATACTTATTACCCAGTTGGTATGGGTTATGTGATTACAAGTCAAGCTGGTTCTACTAAAGGTGATTTAGCTTTTGGTGCTAGAAGTTCGACTGGAGATGATGTAGCCACAGAAAGATTCAGAATCAAAGATGATGGTCGTTTGTGTCAAGGTACTACTGCTGCAATTAGCGGTGCACATTTTACATCACTATATAATTCAGTTAATGGTGCGGGTGCTGTTTACAGTAGCACTGATTCAAGTGGAAATACACATAATCAAATTATATTTATCCGTAATAGTTCAACTGTTGGTACTATTCAAACAACTGGTTCTGCAACATCATACAATACATCTTCAGACTACAGATTAAAAGAAAATGTAAGTTATACTTTTGATGCAACGAGTAGACTAAAACAACTAAAACCTGCAAGATTTAATTTTATTGCTGATGCAGATAACACAGTAGATGGGTTCTTGGCACACGAAGTTTCATCAATAGTTCCAGAAGCTGTCAGTGGAACTAAAGATGCAACACAAGATGTGGGTACAGTTAAAGATTCATTAGGTGCTGTATTAAAAGAAAATGTACTTGAAACTGATAAACAAGATGACGAAACTTGGACAAAAACTAAAACAGAAAATGTGTATCAAGGAATAGACCAATCTAAGCTAGTACCTTTACTCGTGAAAACCATACAAGAATTAGAAGCAAGAATAACAGCATTGGAGAGTGCATAATGACTAAAGATAATTCTAATATTATTAAAATTTACGACAAAGAATATGACCAAACTAATTTTGATGCTAACCAAAAGCTAATAGTATCACACATAAAGGTCTTACAGCAAAAGGTCACTAATCTTAGGTTTGAGTTAGACCAGGCTAGTGTGGCTCAAGATGCGTTTATCAATAAATTACTTGCATCATTAGAAGAACCAAAAGAGGAAAAAGACGTTGGCTAAACCTAGTGTGCAATCTGTTAAGGCTGAATTAGATACACTAGCAGCACTTAGCCAGGAACGATTTATAGAG